AAAAAACAGATTATTATAGAGCATGGGGACTGGATGATCCAGATATGTTCTACTAACCCATAAACCGCTCATATTTGCACAAAACAAATAAATATCATTGAGGTAAATCCAACCGCTAATAAAAGGAGCACCAGACAGATGACTGACGAAAATACATCAAACAACACTACTCTTGAAACTACTGCGACTCAAGAAGAAGTTAAGACAAAACAAGAACCCTCGCAGGCACAGGTAGAAACACCTAAGACTTACACAGAAGATGAATTCAAAAACGCAATGGCGGCTGTTCGTTCAAGAACAGAAGACAAAGTGTTAAGAAAATACTCTGATGTGGATGTGTCAAAGTACCACGAGTTGATTGCTCAAGAAGAAAAAAAGAAACTTAATGAGCAAAAAGCAAAGGGTGAGTTTGAAAAGATACTGAAGGAACAAGCTGATAAGGCAAATTCCAAATTACAATCTCTTCACACTGAACTGACAAAAATCAAAGTTGATGGAGCATTGTTAAATGCGGCATCACAAAAGAAAGCAATCAATCCTGACCAAGTCACAAGACTTGTAAGGGATCAGGTTAGAATGTCAGAAACAGGACAAGTAGAAGTGATTGATCCAGTATCAGGTCAAACGAGATACACTGAAAGTGGTGATCCTTTATCACCTGTGCAATTAGTAGACGAATTTCTAAAGAATTCTCCTCACTTTGTACAGGCAGGACCCGCAGGAGGTGGATCTCAATCCTCCGTGAGTGCTAACGCAGTTGATGGTGTTGATCCTATGAAATTGGATATGAAAAATCCAGAACATAGAAAAATTTATGCTGAGTATCGTAAGAAGCAAGGCATAATTTAACATTAACAAACTGTTGATCACAAGGTCAACAAATAAACAGGAGAAAAACAATGGCTGGTGAAATTAAAACACAGACAACCACACTAGACGATCTGTTAGCCCCTATCGTGCAAGAAGCACTTTTCGTGGCATCAGAACAATCAATAATGAAAGGTCTTGTAAGAAACTTTACAGTTCCTGCAAATGCGGGCAAAGTTCTACAAGTACCTATCTACCCAACAATAACTGCGGCGGCTTTAACTGAAGCAGACGACATGGCACTGACGGCAATATCAACTTCTAAAAAAGATATAACTTTAACAGAAGTAGGTTTTGCAACAAATGTATCTGACTTATCTTTAAACTTTGCAACTTCAAATGTAATTGCAGACTTAGGAAGATTAATGGGAGATGCAATAGCAAGAAAAATGGACAGAGACTTAACTGCTCTATTCTCAGGCTTCTCAACTTATGCCTTAGGTGCAGACGGTGAAACGCAAGACGAAATGACTGCGGCTCACTTATTTGCGGCGGCGGCTAAATTAAAAGCGGCGGCAGTACCAGGCGCATATGTTGGTGTATTCAATCCTAAATCAATCTACAATATGAAGAAAACTATGACTTCAACTTTCGTTCCACAAGGCAACACAGGTGTTGTTAATGCGGCAATGACTGAAGGTTATGTTGGTAGAATCGCAGGTATTGATATCTACGAATCTTCAAATGTAGTTGAGTCATCTGCACCTAGTTGTGTTAATGCTGTCTTCTCAAGAGATGCATTAGGTTTAGCAATTGGATCAGATATGAAAATTGAAACACAAAGAGATGCAAGTGCAAGAGCAACTGAATTAGTTGCAACTGCTGTATATGGTGTAAGTGAATTACACGACTCTTATGGTGTTAAAGTTGTTGTTGACAACCAAGTTAGCTAATAACAATTAGTACACTCAATTTAAAGGGCGGTAGCAATATCGCCCTTTTTTTTATGGCCTAAATACAGATATGAAAGCAACAATAGTTTGGTTTAATGGCCTATCAAGAAATCAATTATTAAACAAATTTCCTTTGCAAGAAAATGAAATAGGTTGTAATTTTATAAGAAGAGACAGAGCAGTTGGTCATGTGGTTTGTTTTGATCAAGAAATTGTTAAAGAAAACAACAAAAACATTGAACAGGATGTAAAGTATTATACCAGAGATGCTTACCAAAAGCCACCTTGGAATATTGTGCACCAATGCCATGGTGTGGATCCTATCAATTCAGGTATGTTGGCAGTGCTGTTGGCCACAAACCTTGCACAGGATCCTGTGTATATCATTGGTTGTGACTGGGGTTTGAATCATAACAGTGTGTACAATTACGGCAAAGTATCACCACACAAATATACCAATTCTTGCAATAGACATATTAGATTGATGTCAAAAACTCACAAGATAATAGCAGTGCATGATCAATTGCCTGATATTGATTGTGAAATAATGCATAACAAAAGCTTCTTGAGTTTATTCACTAAATAATTGTAGAATCAAGAAGGACTTGATCTTTTATAAAATTAATTATTGGAAGGACCAATATGGCACAATTTAGCACAGATTCAGACATACTTGAATTTGAACCAGACATTAAAAATTACGGTATTCAAGATTTCTCAAATCCAAATTTACACGCCAAATCATACGATGATATTATTCGTTTGTTGAACATAAAATGGTGGCCCACTGCAAATTATTCTGATTACGACATTTCAATAGTAGGCACTGCAAGAAAATTGTCACCCAGTAAGTTGGACAGCACACAGTTCACTAGAGCCAGTGTGTATCATGTTCTAGCTTACTACATCTATCCTAGACTCTCTACATTTGATCCAGATGGAGATGCTTTCAGAGAAAAATTAAATTATTACAAAGAAAAGTTTTTGGAAGAATTTGATCTTATAATCAGAGAAGGTGTCCATTACGATCTTGACAGTTCAGGTTCTTTTGATGATTCAGAAAAACAAACATTTTATCATGGTAGGTTAATTAGGTAGTGAGTGCAAGAGAAAACATAGCAATCAACATTGTTGAACAATTAAGAAACATGACAGACCCTGCACCAGGCATGGTGTCCAGAGAGTTTTTTGATGTGCAGAAATTAGCAATCACACAATTTCCTGCTGTACTGGTTATCACTTCTAATGAAACCAGAGAAGACATTTCTACACTGCACAGAGAAGGCCTTATACAATATTCTTTGAGATGTTATGTGAGAGGCACTCAAATTGATACTCTTAGAAATAACATTGTAGAAAAAATAGAAGAAACACTTGAAGTTTCTAGAAACAGAGATTTAACATTATCCAGCACCAACATCAACAACGTCACAACTCATGTGTCTAATGTTGAAGTGGTTGAAAGAGAATTGCCTCTAGGTGAGGTGATTGTAAATGTGGATGTTAGATACAAATACAGAAAAGGAGTCTTATAATGGCTATACAAATGCACAAAGGCAAAGTTTCTAAAGTTGTTCAAAACAGAGATGTTAGACAGCATAGAAAAGAGGGATGGACTTTCAAACCCTCTAAAGAATCTCCAAAAACAACCAAGAAGACAGCAGTGGTCAAACCACGAGCCACTCTCAAAGTTGAACCAGAGATTCTTAAAACAACCATAGAAGATCTTCCAAGTCCAGAAGATTTTTTTAACACAAACCCCAAACAGGAGGACTAACCCATGGCAAATAATGGAGCAAATGTTTATACTGGTGAATCAGGAGTAATCAAATTCTCTGATAACTCTTCAGCAGTAGCAACTGTTGCCGCAGTCAGAAACTTCACAGTTGAACAGACTACGGACACAGTAGAAACAACATCAATGGATTCTAGTTCTGCAAGAACATACCTAGGAGGCTTAACAAGTTTCTCAGGTTCAGCAGATCTATTTTTGATTGATGATCTTGATGGACACAACAGTTTATTCTCAGCAATTGGAAACGATCCAGCGGCTATTGAATTATACCCATCAGGCACATCAACAGGTGTAAAATTAAGTGGAAATGTTATCATAACATCACACTCAATCACATCTAATCATGACGGAGCCGTTGAATTATCTATTGCATTTACAGGTTCAGGCGTTTTAGCTAAAGTAGACGTATAATATAGATGATATCAACAAAAATCCGTTTTGATAGCAAAAAGGTAACCACTCAGTTGACGGATAAAACTACTGAAATGGTTCGCCTGATTTCCCAAGATCTCTTTAACACAATTAAAGGGAAGACACCAGTACGGTCTGGTCGTGCTAAGAAAGGTTGGAGACTGAAAAAGCAAAACGATACTGCATACAAAGTATCAAATTCAGTTTCATACATATCTTTATTAGATGCAGGTAAATCAAAACAAGCACCGCGAGGGATGACACGACCCGCCCTACGTGAAGTCTTAGCCAAATCTAGAACTAGGAGGAAATAATGGCAAACATAACTGATAAAATTAAATCACACTATCAACACATAAATGGTGGAGATTTAGAAAAATACCACTGTGAGGAATGGGGCACTGATATCTACTACAAATCAACCTATGCCTTCAAAGACGAGTCAAAGATTATTGAATTGCAAACTTCAGGTAAAATTGTAGATGCATTAGTAGAATCAATAATTGTAAAGGCAAGAAAAGCTGATGGCTCTAAAATGTTTCACGATGCTGACAGGATTACTTTATTGAATGAAGCTGATCCTCAGGTTATTGTGAAAGTTGCTTCTGCGATTAACAATGCTTCTGCCACTCAGAAGATGAGTCAGGAACAAATCGCAAAGGAGTAAAAAACAATGTTGAGCTAAAGTTTCTGCTCACCTTAGCAGACAGACTTAAAAAAACTTTGTCTGAGATTATGGAACTTACAACATTGGAATTGGGATACTGGTATCAGTATCTTGTACAAGAACAAGAAGATGCTAAGGCAACAATGAGGAGTCAAAAACATGGCGTCAACACCGCTAAACATAGACGTAGCCGTTAAAGGTCAACAACAGATTGACAGGCTAAACAAAAGTTTGGGCAAAACCTCTAGAGCCAGTTTGGATCTAGGTGGAGCTCTACGACTAGCTGGTGCGGCCCTTGCCGCAGTTGGTGTTGCCAAATTCTCAAGAAGCATTGTTCAAACAGGTAAAACTGTTGAGAACTTGGGTCTGAGATTAAAGTTTTTGTTTGGTAGTGCAGAAGAAGGTTCCAAAGCATTTGACACACTTTCTAAATTTGCAGGCACAGTACCATTCTCACTTGAAGAAATAGCGGCGGCTTCAGGTAACCTTGCTGTCGTTTCCAAAGACGCAGAAGAACTTGGCAAGAATTTACAATTAACTGCCAATGTTGCCGCAATATCAGGACTTAACTTTCAAGTTGCTGGTGAACAGATACAAAGAGCTCTTTCAGGTGGTATATCTGCCGCTGATCTATTAAGAGAACGAGGTATCAAAAACCTATTAGGTTTCAAAGATGGTGTCAAAGTCACAGCTGAAGAAACTGCTGAAGCATTTGACAAAGTGTTTGGACCAGATGGACGATTTGGTAATGCATCCGTGGCGATGGCCAATACATTGGATGGATTGCAATCCATGGTAGGTGATAAATTTTTCAACATCAAAAAAATAATTTCTGACTCAGGACCTTTTGACACATTGAAGGCCACAGTGAGTCTGTTAGACAAAGCACTAACCAAAAACTTTGACAACATTGAAAAAGGTGCTCAGGCATTTGGTGCAGGTTTTGTTGACACTGTAGAAAGATTTATTTTAGGCACAGCAGGCATGATAGATTTTGTATCACCTTTGTTTATAAGAGTTCAAAAAGGATTTAATTCATTAATAGCATTCACTAACGGTTTACCAGGTTATATCAAAACATTAGGAGTTATTGGATTCCTTGCTCTTGGTATCAAAGGCAAATTAATTGTGGCAGTGATAGGAAGTGTCACAGACAAAATTATAGGTCTATTTGCAAACATAATGGACGGCATTGCTTCAGGTAAAGAAACAATAGCAAATTTTTATGAAGCCATAGGCAACGATTCAGGTGCAAAGGCATTGAGAGAAAATGCTGACCAGATTAGAAAAAGCAATGAAAAAATAAGAGCAAGTTTTGTTGATATGACTGATACAGTTAAAGGTGACGCTGTACCTTCCATAGAAGAAATGATTTTAAAATTGGAAGAAAATCCAGAAGCATTTGGCGGAGCAACTACTGCCGCTTTGGAATTTATTGCGGCTCTTAGAGAAGAAAAAGAAGCTTTAGCAGAAACTGAAAAAGCCCTTGATGGCATGATTCAAAAAAATAAAGTATTAGAAGATGGTCAAAAAAGTTTAACTTTNACTGTNNAAGATTTTAAAGATGCATTNATGAAAACATTTGATGAAATGATTGAAAAATTTGATCCTGCTCAACAGGCAGTTCAATTGTTGATTGGAACTTTTCAAACATTCAAAAGAGGTGTTGGTGATGCATTTGCAGATGCTCTTATGGGCACGAAGTCATTGTCAGAAGCACTGGGAGAACTGGGCAAACAAATTTTAAAACAATTGATATCAGGATT